GACTTAAACAATGAGCTGGAATCCGAGGGCTTGATGCCTATAAAAATCGGAATCGGCATAAACACCGGAGAGGTGGTGGTGGGAAATATGGGCAGTAATTCGAGATTTGATTATTCTATATTAGGTGATGCGGCGAACCTTGCATCGAGACTGGAAGGTCAGTCTAAAAGTTATGGTCAAACATTAATACTAGGCGAAGATACAGCAGAAGCTGTTCAGCACGAATTATTTTCTATCGAGTTGGATAAAATTGCTGTAAAGGGTAAGACAGAGGGTGTTAGAATATTCACCGTCTTGGGTAATAATGATTGGGTATTTCATAATACATCTTGGTATATGTATCAACAGCAACACGATAAGTTTTTGGCATTATATCGAAATAAGAAGTGGACAGTTGCTGAAAGGTTTGCTACTGATTTGAAACGAGAATGGCCAGAGATGGCTGAGTATTATGCTATTATGTTGGACCGTATAGAAGATTATAAAAATAATGATCCTGGTGAGAATTGGGATGGAACATACACTGCTTTGACGAAATAAGTATGTATGGGAGATTATCATGAGCGATCCGTTTGGACATAGAAAATATCATGCGTTGTATTTTATACTAGGTATATTGATTGCATTTATAGTAGTATCGATGTTGAGTGGTTGTGAACCAGGTAAAACTACGACAGGTATAGAGCCAAATGTTGTAGTAATAGAAGATGTGGATGTTGTAATACTTCCCAGGCCACCTTGTAGTGGTTGGGGGTGTGAAAAACCTACTGATCCACCAGGGTGTTGGTATCCATATAATGAAAAATATTGTGAAGTAGAACCACCTGTATATTGTTGTATGGCATTGATGCCAACTTGTATGGCGTGCCAAGATGGATGTAGTGTAGAGGTATGGTTAGAAAAAACCTGCGGACCTGATGCCATTGATGCAGAGTATGCTGGTTGGGATAATGACTTGATGGAGCCCATTTGGTTGTGTCAAGCAGTAATTATAAACTAATTTGACAATACTATAAAAGCCTGATATACTTAATGTCTATGCTCCACATAGACAGAAAATATCTTATGCTACTCTCACCTCGTTTGGAGAAATTCAAACGGGTTAGGGAAGATTTGTATAACTTCAGATGTCCCTACTGTGGGGACTCAGAGAAATTTCGTAATAAGGCAAGAGGATATTTCTATCGTAAAAAGGCAGATATGTTTTACCGCTGTCATAATTGTTCAATGGGAACTACCTTTAGTAAAGTTTTACAATGGATAGATGCAGACCTTTATAGAGAATATGTCCTAGAAAGATATAAAGATAGTGTCCCGAATACTGAACCAGAGTTTCAGTTTGCTCCACCGGTATTCAAAAAGACGGACCCAAATCTTAAGGATTTGATTCCTATAAATAAATTAAACGTCGGCCATCCGGCTCGACAGTATGTAGCAAACCGACTAATACCAGAGGGTTTTTATAGTGACTTATTTCTTTGCCACAAGTTTTCTAAATGGGCAAAGATACAAGCAGAAGAACACCCCCGACTGGTTATACCATTTCGAGATGAGACAGGTGAAGTCGTTGCCGCACAAGGCCGTGCATTCGGTAAAGAGCAGCCCAAGTACCTTACTTTAAAATTCGATGAATCTAAACCAAAGATATTTGGTTTGGACCGTCTTGATTTGGATGAAATTGTTTATGTAGTAGAAGGACCGTTGGATAGTTTATTTGTAGATAATTGTATTGCAGTAGCGGGATCAGATTTTAATGATATTCCTCCCTGTGAAGCAGTTATCATTATGGACAATGAGCCCCGCAACAATGAAGTTGTGAGGACTATGGAGAAACTGATAGAACAAGATTATAGCATCGTCATCTGGCCGGATACAATAACACACAAAGATATTAATGATTGTGTGTTAGCAGGAGTCGATGTAAAAACAATAATAGAAAATAACACACATCAAGGTCTATCAGCAATGATGGCCATAGCAAATTGGAAAAAAACATGACAGAACTACCTACACAGTACCAGGCGTATATACATCAAAGTAGATATGCCCGATTTAAATATGATGAGAATAGACGCGAAACCTGGAACGAAACAGTAGGTAGGTATTTTGACTTCTTTACGGAGCATCTGAAAGAGAAAAATGACTATACACTAACAGATAATAATAGAAATATGTTAGAGGATTCTGTCTTAAACTTGAAGGTTATGCCTTCAATGCGTTGTCTTATGACAGCTGGTGAAGCACTCAAAAGAGAAAATGTTTCTGGATATAATTGTTCCTATCTTGCTGTTGATAGCCTTCGAGCGTTTGACGAATTACTTTATGTACTTATGAATGGGACAGGTGTAGGTTTCAGTGTAGAGCGTCAGTATGTAACTGAGTTGCCTGTTATCAACGAGGAGTTCCACCAAACAGATAGTATCATAATGGTTAGTGACTCCAAGTTGGGTTGGGCAAAAGCATTACGAGAACTCATCTATTTACTAGCGGCTGGACAGATACCTCAGTGGAATATGTCTAGAGTAAGACCTGCAGGTGCACCACTAAAAACTTTTGGTGGACGTGCATCTGGGCCCGCACCATTGGAAGACCTGTTCAACTTTTGTGTAAATGTATTCAAAGATGCCGCAGGACGAAAACTCACATCGCTTGAAGCACACGACATATGCTGCAAAGTAGCAGAAGTTGTTGTAGTAGGGGGCGTAAGACGCAGTGCGCTTATTTCACTATCAAACCTCAGTGACGACCGTATGAGACACGCTAAGGCGGGTAGATGGTGGGAAAGTAACGTCCAGAGGGCATTAGCAAATAACTCTGCTTGTTATACTGAGAAACCTGATATGGGTATCTTCATGGAAGAATGGAAGTCATTATATGAGTCCAAGTCGGGTGAGAGAGGAATATTTAATAGACAGGCCGCAAAGGATAGAGCAGAGAAGAATGGTCGCCGAGATCCTAATCATGAGTTTGGGACAAATCCTTGTTCGGAAATAATTTTACGAGATAGAGAATTCTGCAACTTGACCGAGGTTGTTATTCGTGGTGATGATACAGAAGAAACACTAACAGAGAAAGTCAAACTCGCTACTATTCTTGGAACATTTCAATCTACACTAACTAACTTTAGATACCTAAATCGTAAGTGGAGTGAAAACTGTGAGGAGGAACGTCTGTTAGGTGTATCTATGACAGGTATCATGGACAACGCTTTGACTAACGGTAAGAAGAAAGGGTTGGAAGACCTTTTAGGTAGGCTCAGAGAAGTTGCTATTGAGACAAATAAGTATTGGGCTAAACAGTTAGGCATTCCACAGTCCGCCGCAATTACTTGTGTCAAACCTAGTGGCACTGTAAGTCAGTTGGTAGACAGCGCCTCGGGTATTCACGCACGTCATGCTCCTTATTACATTAGGACAGTCCGTGCGGATAAGAAAGATCCATTAGCAAAGATGATGTATGACCAAGGATTTCCATGTGAGGACGATGTTACGAAGCCCGAGCACACCTGGGTATTCAGTTTTCCTGTAATGAATGCCTTGGAACAATTAGACCTATGGAAGGTGTATCAGGATCATTGGTGTGAGCACAAACCAAGTATTACAGTATCAGTAAAGGAAGAGGAGTGGATGTCCGTAGGCGCTTGGACATATGAGAATTTTAATCAAATGTCTGGTGTATCTTTTTTACCTTTTGCAGACCATAGTTATAGACAAGCACCTTATCAAGATATAACTGTATTACAATATAACGAGTTAGTAAAGAAGATGCCCAAGAATGTGGACTGGAGTAAACTAAAAGAATATGAGTCCACCGATAAAACTTCTGGCAGTCAGTCCCTCGCTTGTAGTGCGGATGGGTGTGAGCTCGTGGATTTGGTTGGCGTGTGACTTGACAACTTATAGGAAACCTGATATAATGGAAGACCGAAGCCAAAATATAGAATGCCACAGTTGCGGCGCAGAATATAATATAGAAAGTCACATGGACATTGAAGCGCAATGGTGTCCATTTTGTTCAGAACTGATAGAAGTATTGATTATAAATAGTAGTGAGGATTATAATTATGAGGACCAGTGAATGCTTACACAGAGTGCAAAAGCAAAAGGCAGACGCCTTCAGCAATGGATTAGAGATAAGTTAGTAGAAAGTTTGGAAGTAGATGCTGAAGATGTAAGAAGTGTATCCATGGGCGCCGGCGGCGAAGATATATTATTGAGTAAAGCGGCGAGAGATAAATTTCCATTTTCAATAGAAGCAAAAAATCAAGAACGTGTTAACCTATGGAAATCTTGGGAACAAGCAAATAAGAACAAGGGTATCTACAACCCTATGTTAGTAATAAAACGAAATGGACAAACACCTCTAGTTGTATTAGAGGCCGATGAATTTTTTGAAATGGTGAACAGGGCCGGAGGATGGTCTTAATTTAAAATAATGAAACAGATAATGATATTTGTTATGAGTTTATTCTTTATGACAATGTGTTTTGTTGTATATATTATGAGGAATGATAATAATATGAAAATAAGTGGAATAGGAATTGAGTTGATAAAGGAATTTGAAGGTTGTCGCCAGGTGGCCTATCAAGATTCTGTTGGTGTATGGACGATTGGTTATGGACATACAAAAGATGTATATGAAGGTCAGTTGGTAATCAAGAAAACTTGCGAGACAATGCTTGCAGAGGACTTAGAAGAATTTGAGGACTATGTGGAGTCATATGTAAAAGTTGAATTGAGTCAAAATCAGTTTGATGCATTAGTTGCATGGACTTTCAATTTAGGTCCAGGTAACTTGTCAGAAAGCACAATGCTCAAGCGATTGAATGAAGGTGATTATGCTGCTGTGCCTGATGAAATGCGCCGGTGGAATAAAGCAGGTGGTGAAGTATTGAATGGTTTGGTTAGACGCAGAGATGCAGAGGCAGAATTATTCAGTTCTTGACAAATGAAAATAATCCTGTTATAATTATAAACTGTCCTTGTGATGTATGTCCAAAACATAATTATTGCAAAGTACAGAAGGTGTATTGTTCAGCATTTACGGGTTATGTAAACACTGGTCGATATAATATTTCAACTGTAGGAAAACGGTTTAAAAAAATATGAGAGTTGATAAAAAACATCGTAATGAGTCATTCGACTCTATGTTTAAAAGGTTTAGAAAAACAGTCGAGAGGTCTAAGATGGACTACGAACTGAAACGCAGAGAGTTCTATGAAAAACCTAGTGCTGTAAGAAAACGTGCACAAGAGTATGCTCGTAAACAAGAATTAAAGAGACAACACGATCAGGATATAAAGCGTTATTTTGTGTAATGATGATTATTCAATTATATCTTTACGATACATTTGATAAGACAACATATAAAATTTTAAAGTTATTAGACGATAACGATATAAAATTTTCTGTTATATCATTTTCTAAAAATGATACTATCGAATATATTTCTGAGCAACTCGGTGAGAAAATTCGCCGTTTGCCTGCAGTTATGATTGATGGCGTACTTATAGGATCTTATTATGATTTGTTTGAGTACTTACTAAATAAAAAAGTTATCGACTATGAGGGAAAGTCATGTCAAAATCAGTAGATAAAATGAAGAAGGTCCGTGCGGCTAAGAAGGCGCCAACATACAAAAACGTTCACCAAGATGTACCACGTGATGACGAAAATTATCTATGTTTAAAATTTGTCAAGGAATGGCAAAAGCATAACAAAGATAGAGTAAAGGAATTAAAGTATTTGATTCGTAAGAATAGAGGTGGTACTCAAAAAGAAATGAAACCTTTGGAACGAGAACTGAAAAATAGGGAAACCTATGTAAATAATTTAGCAAGATATCTTGATACTGGAATTTGGATGGATCTATTTTATGGAAAGGATCAGGAAAGTTTAATGAAGTTTAGGACTGTAGCAAGAGCATATGACTCTGAAGGATACATTAAAACAATCATACCGGCAGTGGGATAATGATATTAATTGATTATAACCAGATAGCACTTGGTGCTTTGATGGTGACTTTGAAAAGAGGTCAGGAGTTAAGTGATGATTTGGTTCGCCATATTGTGCTTAATAATATTCGTTATTACCGTAGCAGATTTTCGGAGAAATATTCTGAAGTAGTTATCTGCTGTGATAATAGAGAGTACTGGCGCCGAAGTTATTTCGAGCATTATAAAGCGAATAGAAAAAAAGTTAGAGAAACATCTGGACACGATTGGAATGCTATCTTTACAATACTAAATGATATTCGTGATGAACTCCGTGAGTTTTTCCCTTATAAAGTTTTAGATGTTGTAGGCGCAGAGGCAGATGATATTATTGCTACATTGGTATTTAATAATCCTAATGATAAGCATATCATTATATCATCCGATAAGGACTTCATACAGTTGCATACTCATAAGGTACAACAGTATAGTCCTTTGACTAAAAAGATGATAAAGAATAAAGATCCAAAAATTTATTTACAAGAGCATATTCTTAAAGGTGATACTGGTGACGGTGTTCCAAATATACTGTCAAGCGATGATACCTTTGTAACAGATAAACGACAGAAACCTTTGAGAAAGGTTATTATACAAGAAGTGTTGGACAGTATGAATGACTGGGCCCCGAAAGATTTATTTCAACTTGCAAAATGTAATAAAGATACATGGATTCGTAACTGGCAAAGGAATGAAACTTTAATTGATTTACGAAAATGTCCTTCAAACATAACGGCAGATATACAAAATGATTTTCATGAGTATAAACTACCTGACCGCAGTAAATTATTTAACTATTTTGTAAACAAAAAACTAACAACATTAATTGAATCAATAGGAGATTTTTAAGATGCCCGAAACATATAGACCCCTAGTGCATGAAATATTTACTAAAGTAAATAATGCCAAAGATAAACCCAAGAAGGTGGCCGTATTGAAACAATACGACACACCACAATTGAGATCCATTTGCAAGGCTGCTTTTGATCCGGCTATTAAGTTTTTACTGCCTGCAGGTGATGTACCCTTTATACCAAATGATGCTCCAGAAGGTACAGAGCACACACGTTTGGAACATGAGGCAAGAACTTTACAAAATTATGTTTCTCTTACGGTAGGTGAAAAAACTATGCCGGCTAATGCTACACTTAACTCGATGAAACGGGAGACGATGTTTATTCAACTACTCGAAGGTTTGTCTGAAGGTGAAGCAAAACTCCTTATTATAATTAAAGATAAAGCTATACATCGAAAGTATAAGGGTCTAAATAGTGCTGTAGTGCGAGAAGCATTTGGTTGGGATGAAAACTTTATGCCACCGGGTGTTTCACGGGCTGTGAAAAGGCAGAAAGGATAATGGCTGAAGGTCGATATGCAGATTGGAACGTAAGACAGGTGGCTGAGAGTTTTGCTAATAAACGACCCAAGCACGAATGGTTTGAGAATAGTCCTAATGACTACTATACAAGTTTACGGTCATGGGCACACATATGTGCGAACCAGTTAAATATGATGGAACTTTCCGAGAGACAACTTATCATCTTTATATATTCATTGGGTATGGATAATGTTGGAGTGAAAACTTTTGACCCTAGTAATGTAAATGGTCCGCCTAACGACTTTGAACCGAGTGAAGGACACCCAGAAGTAGAAATATTTGAACCAGGTGAAGCACATGCTACTCAGCAAGCAGCACTTGAGATAGAACCTAAAAGTGAAATAGCCAACTCACCAACTAAAGCCTAAGGAGATAGTTATGCCGCTATATGATATGATAAATTTACAAGGTGAAAAAGAAGAAGTTTTATGTTCCATAGCAGATATGCAGGTGCTAAAACTTGAAGGTTGGGTAATGGTCCCAACTACTGGAACTATTATAAGTGGGATATCTACATCAGGTCAGGGTGGCGGAAACAAAACTTCAGGCGAGTGGAAAGATACTCTCCGAAAAATAAGAGATGCACACCCTGGAAGTACGATAGATGTTTAGCGGTAAAATATAAATACTTCTAGTAACCTAGGAGGACTCGTTTTGAGTAAAAGAAAAGCCATGTATATCACACAACATTCACTACTAGATATTCAACCCATTGGAGACATCCAACAAGCGGTGTTTACAGCATATGAGGCAGAGAAAAATATCTTTGCTCATGGTGTTGCGGGTTCAGGTAAAACATTTATTTTACTATATCTAGCATTGAAAGAAGCGTTAGATAAAAGGACTCCTTATGAAAGAGTTGTTATTATAAGAAGTTTATTGCCATCGCGTGATGTTGGTTTTTTACCAGGTACGCTTGAAGAAAAATCAGACCTTTATCAAGACCCCTATCGTATTCTCGTCAGGACTATGTTTGAAATGGCCAGTGATGCTGACTTTGCTCAACTGTATGATAAACTATCAGCTCAAGGAAGTTTAGATTTTATCACAACAAGTTTTCTCAGAGGACAAACATTTGACCGTACTATTATTTTAGTTGATGAGTTTCAAAATATGTTATTCCATGAGTTGGATACCCTTATCACTAGAGTAGGACAAGACAGTAAAATAATGTTTGCCGGAGATACTGCACAGACAGATTTGAGAAATGGTCAAGGCCAAGAACATTTACAATTTACTAAGATATTGGAAACGATGAAAGAGTTTCATATATCTGAATTTGGATTTGGAGATATAGTTCGTAGTGGGTTGGTACGAAACTATCTTATTGCAAAACACAACCTACAAGAACCACTTGACAAATAACCTAAAACGTGAGATAATAATATATTATGAAATACAAATTTAAACCCTTTCCCGACCTACCTTATACAACTAAGGCTGGTATAAGATTTTATGATGTCAATGGAGAATTTTATCCTAGCATCACAACTTGTATAGGTAAGCAGAGAGATAAACAAAAAGGTCTGCAAGCGTGGCGTGATAGAGTTGGTGAAGATGCTGCAAAGCACATATCACGAACTGCTGCGATGCGTGGAACAGCATTCCATACCCTCTGTGAGGAGTATGTAAATGGTAACGATATTGAACATTTAAAGTCAAAGCATTTTCTTGCTTGGCATATGTTTGGTGAATTGAAAAGTCATATCAACGAACACCTTGATGGTGTTGTGTTGCAAGAAACAACAATGTATTCTAAAGAATATAAAGTTGCAGGTCGATCAGATTTGATTGCCGAATGGGATGGGAAACTATCTATCGTAGATTATAAAACTACTACGAAAATGAAAAAGCCTGAGTGGATACAAGATTACTTTGTACAGTGTACTGCATATGCAAAAATGTTTGAGGAGCACACTGGATATCCTGTTGACGATTTAGTTATCGCTATGGTAGCTGAAGATGGTCAAGTGGAATTATTTAAAAGTAAAACAGAGTTACATCTACAGAGATTAGAAGAAATCATGGATGAATTTTTTGATAATACGCTTGAAGAACTCGCGGCATAAAATAACATAAATAATACATATTTCTAAGGAGGAAATTTATAAATGAAGAAGTCACTAATCACAGCTGCTTTAGCATCGGTGTTTGTTTTAACCATATACGGAGAGGAAGCTGCAGCATTGACGGTAAATAACGACTATACAGTTGTTACGCCTCATGCAACATTTACATTTGATGAGGACGGCGATGAGTTTTCAGTTGGGTCAGGTAGCCTAACTATTTCACATTCCGACACAGTGGATGCTGGAATTGATTATACAGTAGGAAACGATATTTTTAGCGGCACCGTTTCTTATGACTATACTTCTGACGAAGAAAGCGAAATTGGTCTTGGAACTTCATTGTCTTTGCTACATGGAATATCCAGGACAGTCAGATTGACGCGTCAGTAGATGTAGGTTACACAATGTTTGGACTTGATTCAACATATACAGTAGATTGGGATGTTTCTGATATGGAACTAACGGGCACAGAAGCCGCTGTTGGTTACACGATGAACTTTGGCCAGATGGCAGTAACCCCTAATGTTTCTATTCCGTTTGATTCGGATTGGAAGCGTGGGACTACCGCTATTGGTATATCTGTAAGTGTTGCGTTCGGCTCAAGCGGATCGTAATAAATAGTATTGTGAAAACATTTGATGACGGTAGTAAGGACATCGGACAGGACGCGGGTGCGACTCCCGCCTTCTCCACCAATAAAAAATATCCAGACGACTGGTATTACACTGAGAATGAGTGGAGTCGTTTGGGTATGCTAGGTCCTCTCCCAGAAGAAAGGAGACGACCAACTGAGTTTTTATCCGAATACGGGGAAGAAGTAGGGTCGACTGACGGAATATTTCTACAAGAGAATGTGGACACAAAAATATAAAAGCCAACGATGACTTTTACTTTGGTGAATATCGCTTAGCAGCGTAACCACCACGGGGTCAACCCACCTTGTAAGTAAACGGGTAAGTATTCGGTCTGTGCCATGAAGCGCCGTTACGATTCTCCTGAAGGGGCATAGATAGGGAGCGTCACTTTAAAGGAATATATTATGAGTCTTGGAATTACAACAAAAAGTTTTGTTGCACAAATTGAAGAATTAGTTAAAACAAAACGTCTACCGTATCTTGATGCTATTCTCTGGATCTGCCAAGAAAAAGAAATAGAACCAGAACGTATTGTGCGTTTTATTGATAAGGGTATGAGAGAAAAGTTGCAGATGGAAGCCGAGGCTTCTAACGCTCTTAAAGGCCCCAAGTGTAATAAACTACCTCTATGAATGAATTTGATGCCTGTCAATTATACATGGCACTCAAACTTCATTTCACTACTAAATACGATTATTTCAAATACAATGGTAAAACTAAATTTACTGTTGCTCAATTTAATAAACGAAAAGACAAATATCAATTTGTTAGATTAGCCAGGAAATATTCACAGGAAGAATTGCTAGAATATTTTTGTGCGAATCTTATTAGAGGAAAGCAATGGATTGGTGACTTTTCCAAGGATAACTGGTTAGAGCATCAAAAGGTAATTCAGAGTCTCGAATATAATTACAAAAATGATTTGGAAAACCTCTTGACAAATGGCCAAAATTTTGATATACTATTTAAATGTGATCAAGGTTCGCATCCAAGATTACTAAAGCAATATTTAGGAAAGAAAATCAGTTTAGAGACAATGGTTATTCTTGATAAGATTTTACATTATAAAGAAAACTTTGATAAGAATATAAGTGAAACATATATATGGCCAGACATAAGTAAACGTCTGGAAAAGTATTCACCTTTTGTAAAAATCAACGTAAGAGAATTTAGACAACTAACATTAACAAATGTAAAGGAGTTATGGACGTGACACAAGAAAAAGAAACATATATTGACGAAGCCAAAAGGCGTATCGCTCATTTATCCTATAAACTAGAACAGGCAGAAGGTCGTATTCGTTCACTTGAATATGATAATGCTGACTTACAAAAATGGGTCAATGATACTTGTGTACCTCGTATGGTTGAAATGAATGAGGAGTTGATGAATAAGTACAATCAGAAACGATATCGAAGTACAAATTTTAAACAAGAATATGGAAGGGCTCCCGGGCGAAGATAAATGAAGAAATATATTATGATGTTGTTGTTGGTGTTACCCATGAAGTCTCAGGCTTTGGTGGGTATAATGGATGGTCCTATAAATTGTAATCACAAAGAATTACGAGGCCATTGTGTATCTTTACGTTGGGAAGAAATGGTTCCAACCAAACAGGTCAGTTTACATGGTACTCATGTTGCTGGTATTGTTTCTGGTAAGACTAAAGGCATTTATAAAAATTCAGGTGTAGTGGGATATCAACTGTTTAAAATGCTTGGCGGCCCTAGAGGTAATTATATCTGGTTGGGTGATATGAAAACCCATACAGGTAAGACGCTTGAAGAAGAAGCCATTATAGATGGTAAACTCCGAGGAGTTACTGTAATGAGTCAGAGTTATGGTAATGGTCCTTGGGTACCAGCAAGTACAATAGCATTATGGTCACGACATCGTACCATGACTTTTGTTCGTGCCGGAGGCAATGACGGTTCATATATAATAGCAGATGCTGCTATTCCAGATAATGTTATTTTAGTAGGTGCTGTTAATAAAAACAATAAAATAACTTCTTGGTCTAATGCACCAGGTGAAGAATACAAATATCATTGGGTCATGGCACCGGGTCAAAGTATATTGTCAGCAGATGAGAATAATGGTTATATTCATATGAGTGGAACATCTATGTCTACACCGTATGTTTCAGGCATTGTAGGTGAGTTACATGACAGATATCCGCAGTATCGACACAACCCTGTAGCAACTAAAAGAATTATTCTTACAACGGCAACAGACCTTGGTGCTCCAGGTGTAGATAAACTTTATGGTTATGGACTAGTGAATAGAAATAGAGCAGTTCTCACCTTAGGTAAAATTACTTATACTCCACCTGTTGTAGTCCCTGATAGACAGGCTCCCCAGGTACAAGTTTCAGATAGATTTGCTCTACAGTTTGTTCCAGGACCAGATGGTACACTAGATGTACCGAATATGAAATACAGTTTCACACCAGAGTTTAGTTTTAAGTATCTGGACTGGGAAACTCCTGCATTGAGTTTTCAAAAGAAAGGATTTAACTTCACTATGGCATACTCTCGGGTAGAGGACCAACCAGAAGTTTACTATACACCTATGTTGAGTGCGGGTGTAAGTTATTTCAAAGAGTGGGATGTAAGTAAGAAAACACAACTCGCGTTTGATGCAGAGATACCTATGTTTACCTTTAAGGGCGAAAGTCGTTGGGACAAAGAAGTAATGTCGTATCGAGAGGATCCCACATTTCAGTTGATGCTAAAATGGAAAGGTACATTCAATTGAAAGCCCCTATAGTTAAACGGTATAACAGTACCCTTGTAAGGTTCAATTGTTGGTTCGATTCCATCTAGGGGCTCCACGTAGGATATATTATGAAAATAGAATTGGTTGATAAAATGGGTTCAGACATAAGTGTAGTGAATGCTGCGAGAGTATCCTTTGGTAAGGTGCATGACTATTTAACAGTAGGTGACCAGAAACTAATACAGTATTTGGCGGACCACGGTCACTGGACACCATTTGGACATGCTACATTGTCGTATCGTATATCTGCTCCTATCTTTGTAGCACGACAGTTAGTTAAACACCAAACCGGGTTGGTTTGGAATGAGGTATCGCGACTGTATGTTGATGATTAACCCGACTTCTGGTATCCAGAGCTCTATAGGGGTAGGGCAGATGATAAGAAACAGGGGTCATCCAATACCCAAATTGATTGGATTACTAGAGAAGAAAGAACAGGACATTTGGTGCATGATGTATGTAGTTTTGCGTTAGATGTCTACAACAAAATGCTTGACGCAGGCATTTGTCCAGAGCAAGCCCGTATGGTACTTCCGCAAAATACAATAACGGAGTGGTTATGGACAGGATCCCTATACGCATTCGCAAGAGTGTGTAACTTACGCTGTAAGGAGGACGCCCAAGAAGAAACTCGGGATGTTGCATGGGAGATAGATAAAATCGCTCGTGATAACTTTCCAGTGTCTTGGAAGGCCCTTAGGATCTAAAGTCAAGAGGCGAGAATACATAAATATAATAATTGCTTGTATGAGAAAGCAAACAATTCTAAATGTATTCTTTATTAATGTATCTGAGATTATAACAAAAAAAGTACTTGACTTTTGCGTTGAATTGGTATATAATGTAAGATACTTTTTGGAAAAGGAGAAAACTAAATGGCAGGCACAGATTTAATAACAAGTGTAAAAGGTTGGATTAATAAGATTTCAGAAGTAGCTGTAAGTCTTATTGCTCTGGCAGTAGTGCTTCAAGTACTATTTGGATCAGATTTGATCTTCCTTCCCGTTGATGTCATCGGGAATATAACTGGACTAGTGTCTTCACTAGGCAGCCAAGGACTAGTTGGTTTAGTCGCACTTGGAGTAATCTATTGGATCTTCACGAAGAAGGACTGATAGCTTGACGTAGTTTGGTGGTGGGGCTTCGGCCCCTGCCACTTTTATATAATGATAGTAAACAAGACAAATACAATACACACAATACAAATACGAGGTAATGAGATATGAGTTTTGCAACTCTAAAGAAAAGCTCTGGGAAGTTCGATAAATTACAGAACGAGCTTGAAAAACTAAACTCCCCAACATCAACGTCATCGTTTCAAGATGACAGGTTCTGGAAACCAGAACTGGATAAGTCTGGCAATGGTTATGCCATTATCAGATTTCTACCCCAAGCAGCCGAAGAGGAACTTCCATGGGTCCGTTTATGGAATCATGCGTTTAAAGGTCCCGGTGGCTGGTATATCGAGAACTCCCTGACAACTATCAATAAGAAGGATCCTGTATCAGAATATAATACAGAACTCTGGAATAGTGGTAATGAGTCAGATAAGGACGTTGCTCGTAAGCAGAAACGAGTTTTGAAGTATTATGCTAACATTTATGTTGTTAGTGATTCAAAGCATCCTGAGCACGAAGGTAAGGTTATGTTGTTTAAATTCGGTAAGAAAATCTTTGATAAGATTACTGAAGCAATGAATCCTGAATTCGCTGATGAAGAAGCATTGAATCCTTTTGATTTATGGAAGGGCGCAAACTTCAAACTCAAGATTCGTAAGGTCGATGGTTATTGGAACTATGACAAGTCAGAGTTTGCTGCTCCTACACAACTGTTGGAAAGTGATGAAGAACTTGAAGAAGTTTGGAAGAAGGAATATAGCCTTAGGGCGTTTGTTGATCCGACACAATTCAAGAATTATGATGAGTTGAAGGAGAAGTTGAATCGAGTACTTACTGGTTCTGGTGTAGGTAGCGCTACTGTATCTGATATTACTGAGGCACCTAAGTCTGCAAAGACTGAGGAGTATCAGGAACCAGTTACAGCTGAGGCTGATGCAGATACCATAAACTATTTTAGTAAATTAGCTAATGAGTAATTAGTACATCCTAAAATCTTTCAAGAGCTCCTACGGGAGCTCTTTTTTTTATATAAATAGTATTTGATATGGCTAAAACATTGGATGACTATATAACGGAAATAACTACATTAGCAGAAGGTAGAGATTTATCTATGCGTTGGTATAGGGATCAAGTAAGAGCCATAGTACCAAGGACTATGAGCGAGGCAACAACAGGAAGATTAGTAAAGGGTGGTGATAAAAAGAGTAGGCC